CACTTGCGGTAGCACCTAATCCCGTGACAGATGTGGATATATCCTCTCGAACAACAGCGGTGCCAACCTGACCTTGCATTGCAGCAAGGGTAGATTTCTCACCACCCCAAGAGGTTTCACCCCAAGTTAGTTCACCCCAACCGTTGAGAGTATGACCAACACGAACAGGGACTGCTTCATTCCAAGCACCCTCGCCCCATTCTCCACGCCCCCAACCTGTGATGTTTGTCACGGGTAGACTGCCTTACGCGATACGAATAATCGCGCTACTTGCGTCAGCCGTTGGGAACACAATCTGAAAGTCTCCAGAAGTAGAAGACTTGTTTGACCCAAAGTCTAATACCACAACTGTATCTGTAGTTCCTGATCCGCCACCTGTGGTTGTGTTATAGATCAACGCACCGCGAGCAGTGATTGTTGCAGAAGTATATGTCTTGTCTGCAAAATCTGTTAGAGCAGTTGTTCCAGAAGTTGTAGGTGTTACGTTTGTTAACGCCCCTCCACCCGCAGAATACGAGCCAGAGTTACCTACTTCGTTGGATGAAGTATATGCTGTGGTAGAAGCATCAAAAGAAGCATTGTTATCATACAAAGCTAATTTAAATGTATCACCACTTCCGTTTGTGAAATTGTGACTACCCACAAGCAATTCTTGCTTAAAAGAAGTACACATAAAGTTTCCAGAAAAGGCCATATTAAAGTCTCCTTATAAGTTCAGCCAGTTGGGGATGACCCGCATCTTTGATTGCGTTATACACAGTTGTGCGGTCACTGCGAATTGCTTGCCTCATGTAATATGCAACAAGCTTTTCAACATGCTTTGAAAAAGCATGAGCTTGGTCTCTTATACCAGGATGTGCCTGATCCGAAACCGAAACTATTTTTTCTACACATTGTTCAGCCAATTCTTCAGGAGTAAATCCCCTGTTCTCCGTTGTTCTGACGCCTACAATCTGTTCATGTTGTGGTACGCTTACGTCTATTTTAAACATTATTGTTTTGCCCTAATTACTTTTCCTGTGCGATATTCATCTGTTACTTCTTTTGACTCTCCCATCATTTTAAGAGGCAACAAACTTTCTTGAAACCTTTTATCATAATAACCCATCATGTCTTGCTCCCCTTTCATAAAAAGGTAAGCTTCAACTAAAGCACCGTACAAAAGCGTTAACTCTGCATTTTGACTCAACCAAGTAGTACCGCTTCCGCCTCCTGCCGTTAAACTGGCGGGTCTATAAAAATAATGCAATTCGGCGGTGAATGTTGTGTTGGGCGTAGGGGCTAAAATAAAATTATCTACGTCGAAAACCGCATAATATCTTGGAGATCCCGTTGTTGTCGAATCGGGAGTGTAAGACTGCAAAAAACTTGGGTCTTTAAAATCAATAAAAAATTTGTCCCCATCGGTTCCGGCAAGGCTCAAGGAAAACGGAGCTAAAAAATCTCCGGGGCAAGCAAGATATTTATTACTTGCCGTGCAAGAAGCTGTGGCATTTTTGCGAAATAAACTAAGTTGCACGTTTTTAAGAATACGTTCTTCTGATAATCTTATAAACGTAGGAAGATTATTGACAAAAGTTGTTTCGTCATTCTCAGTGTAATCTTGAATCGCTGTTTTTAATTGATCATATGTAAAGCTCATGTCATCACACTATTGTTATATTTCCTACCATAGCACTATGGTTAGTACATTGATATACTAAGGTCGTATCACTCGGTTCATGAGGCACTATAAACTGTGTCAATCCTGTTGTTGAGTTATAGTTCTCGGTAACACCTGTAGTAAAAGCAGAGCCACCATTAGATGTTCTAATTTGTAAAGGGTGGCTGCTTACATTTGCTGTATTGTCTATAAGATAAGTGTGACCTTTGTAGAAAGTAAAGTTTGGATTATTGCCCGCAGTTGCTCCAGGGCCAGTAAAAGTATATGCAGAAGAACCGCTTGTCCCTGCTACATATGTCGTTACAGGCCCAGATACTTCGTCATTAAGTCTAATCCAATTTCCGCCGTGCGCGAAATACAGTCCCCCAGTTGCATGAACGTGGGCAACAGCGCCATGATATGTAGAGGCACTTGGGAGATCACCTAAAGCCGCGTAATAGAAAACAATCTTGTTTGCACCAGAGCTTACATTTAATAAACCGTTTGAATCAATTAAGTCTGTTAAAGTTGTGCCGTTTCCTAAAGCAGCATACACTTCATTGAAATTGTCGTTTATTTTATCTGCACCTGCACGTAATGTATCGCCTGATCCGTCATTTGCAGATGATCCGATTCCTACTGTTTGCTTTGCCATCTTTTAACCCTCATCAAACGTGTCTGTTGTTGAATCTAAAGTAATGGAAGTGCTGTCAAATCTTGGAGCAAAAGAAACAGATCCAACCTGACCTGTAGCAGCGAGTCCTGTCACGCTAACTATGTTTTCATTAATCAATACCTGTCCAACTTGACCTTGTAATGCAGTTGTTGTTTCAATTTTACTCGGTAATTCTGCGACCCCCGCGGTGGACCAGTTTCCATTTCCAAGATACGTTATACCATTGGTCGTTTTTACTTCAAAAGTTTGTACAGGATTGGCTTGGTCTGGTCGCGCATCACGTAAAGCTTGAGCGTCAACCACCTTTCTAAAAGGACCTAATTGTGGTTGTTTCGCTTCAAACTCGTCTCGTCCAACTAAAGCCCCATTCCACTCTCTGCGCATGTCTTTATAACGGTATCGAAAACCAGATCGATCCGATATTGCATAAGCGTTTTTTCCAGAGGCAAATTTTGTCATTAAGTTGTCCTAAAATATTCAAACCGTGGCACAACATTGAAAGATGCCCTATCTCGATCTTCTGCCATGGCTCTTTCAAACTCTTCCTCATATACAGCTTTTAATAACTGTAATCTATTTGGTGCTCGTTTTAACGCAATATAGTATGCTAACCCTGCTGCAAGGCACGGATAGAAACGAAAAGGCATATCTAACGTATTTACTTGCGCATCCGCGTCGTCCATGCGTGTCAAAGCATCATAATGAATGACATCTGTGCTATTTTCTGGAATAGGCCAAATTTTTAGGTTTGGTGTGATTTGTCTGTCAAGAAAAAACTGGGACGGACGCCCTTGCGTTGTTTTGTTCGGTATAGAAAGAAAAGTATCCCTGCTCACTCTAGTAAGTGCAAAATCCGTATTGTCTCGTCTAATTACGAGGGATAAAACATCAATAACATCTGTTCCAAGATCATATTCACCGTCAGCCTGTGTAACAGTTTGAGTTCGTTGTTTTATTGTCCATTGATTTAAACCACGATTGGCCCACTCTGCAAGCATAAGATTTAAAGAGCGTTTTGCTGTTTTAAGATCATAACCAGTACGAACCTCCAATCCACACCGCTCAAAAGCCTCTTCAATGTATTCTGCTACATCTAACTCAAAATTTTTACTGTTAGAAACAGTCATGTTTAATCCTCATTGTAAAGGTTATCAAAAACCCTATTTACATCTAGTGTATAGTCTAAATCGCTTTTTGAATAGTGTATATGTTGTGAAGGTTTAAAGTCGGGTGCCCCCTCTCCCGTCGCAAACCATGCAGGATGCGTGACTCGCACTCTGTTATTTGGTAAGGCAACGATATTCCCGGTCCAATCTCCGGCGTCAAGAAGCTGTAAAACATGACTTTGTTTGTGCTGCGCAGGATCATCAGCAATTTCGCTTTCCGCGTAATCTACAGTAAAAAGATACTTTGCAGGGAACATATTTCCATCGATCTTTGCAAGCCATGGACACGGCGTGGCACGATCCATTACAAAAACAGAATGATGATAGGATGCACAATCCCACGGTTGAGCATCATATGTTTCCATTGGCTCCGGCCACTCTTCTAGTGGTATATCAGCAACGAGGGCGGTTAAAGGCATTCTTGCCCACATCGCGCCCCCGTGAACAGTGTCTTCTTCATCTCCCTCTGCTTCACTCCCAGTAAATATTACTTGAAAACTTAAACATCTATTTGGCATCGTTGTGACCCCGATAACCATCGCATGTAAAAATTCGCCGTGGTACTTCTCGTGGTTGTGAGTGTATTCACGGCGAATCCATGCCTTAAAATAAGGCACATTTGAATGTAAATACGCCATTATTTTTTCTTTGCGGCTCCACCTTTTGCCATTGGGCGTAGCACCATGCCTTTTTGTTTTGCTGCGCTTCTAAGTTGAGCCATAGTCATTGCACCACCACCCATTTTCATTTTCATGGGTTTTTTTCCGCCCATCGCGCCGCCTTTAGCCCGACGTTTTACACCGCCCATCGCGCCGCCTTTAGCCCGACGTTTAATTTTGCCACCTGATCGGTAACCTTTTTTCTTCATTGCCATTTTTGTCTCCTTTCTGATTTATGCAGATACTGAACCTGTGGTCCTTTTTCTGCGGTTTGACAATACTGCACCACAGCCTCTAGCTACGATTCCTTTTTTACCTTTTTTGTTTTTTGGGGACGGCCTCTTAGCTTTTTGACTTTCGATTGCGCCGCCGTTGCTTGCGAACTTAACTTCTGCTTCTTTGGTGTTTTTGACAAAGGTTTTACCTTTTCTACCTTCTCTTTTCTTTTTTCTGGCAGTGGCTGCTCTTTCGGCTTTAGAAAGACTATTCGCTTTAGACCTTGGAAGACACCTGTCAGGATTTTTTTTATCCTTTGACGTGCCGCATTTACCTTTGATTTCACCATCAGAACCGATCCTTACCCAATCTTGTTTTAACCATTTTTTCAATTCACCCATTAGAGTTACCGCGCTGTTTTCTAATTGCTTCTTTGCCTTTTTTCGCAATTGCAGCTTGTTTTATCTTTCCCGCTACCTTTGCTCTTTGTTCTAAAACTGTCAATATTTGTATCTTTCTAGCAAATGGCTTGTTAATTTTTTTTACTTTTGCGACTGTATCTCTTGCATCTTTTTCTGTTGCAAATTTTATAGAAACGGTGTCTTTTGGATTTTCATCCGTATAAAGCCTGCGACCACTTTTTTTTGGCTTTTTACCAGTTCCTTTTTTGGGATCAGCCATAACCTACCTTTTATTTTTAATAACCTTTTTTATGCTTTTTGCTTGCTTTGCATGTGTTTTTGAGGCTTTATTTAAACCTCTCATAACTTTTTTTAGAGTTGCTGTTTGCTTTTTACTTACCATTATCTACCCTTTCTTTTGCCCCCTTTTGACTTCTTAGCGTAATTTGGGTCTTTACAATATTTTGAAGCAGCAAGATTTGCATAAGCGGATGGATAGGTATCGAAAGTACGTTTTGCCCAAGCTTTTCCTTCTGGACAAATTTTACTTCCCTTTGATTTTTTGGATGCACCACCCCCGTTTTTAAAATAAGTTAGTCCTTTTGGTGTTTTTCTGGTCCTCTTTGCGTTTGCCATTACAAAAGTTTCCCCGCTACTGCTGTTGCTATAATTAAGACGGCTATTCCCCATAGCCTCATATCAAGCTTATCAAGCTGTTTGTCTATTTTTTTATATCGCTCATTACATTCTGACTCGTGTTTTTCCAGAAGTTTTAAAAGATCTTCAGTATTCACCTAACATCTCCATCGTTTTCTTGCCTGCCTCAAACGTGAGTTTGGATCTTTTGCAGCTTTTGGAAACTTTTTCATCTGACCTGCGGATCTAGCGCAAAAAGACTTGCGTCTAGCTTTTTCCGATTTTGTCAAACCTTTTTTCTTAGTCACCGCCGTTTTTAGTTTAGAACCGGGGTTTTTACGTCTATATGCAGCCACACCCGCTTTGGTCATTCCCGCCCCTTTTTCTGTAGGGCGGAAATTTTTTTTATTACGCTTTGGCATATTATCGCTTTTGCGTTTCTTTTCTTTCGACGACTTTGTTTTTACCTTAGACGCCATAGGCCCACCTTAGCTGTGGAAAATAGTTAATGCGGTGACGTTAGTAGCGACTGAAACATGAACATCGCTTGTAAACAAAATACCTTCGTCAGGGATGTTTACCGAATGAGTTTCGGATGCAGAAAAATCAATATCTAAAACCGTTGAACCACCATTTCCGTCAGTAAGGGTTAATCTACCCGCTCCGCCGCCTGTAAGAACCTGTATCTGTCGTAAACGTGCGCGACCTACTGAGGCCGCGCCTGTCCCCGTCAGACGCTTTGCTTTTACGTCTGAATTAGCCATTTAAGCCTCCTTTAACCGAGGTTATTGTTTTGAGCATACAAAATGGTAATACGAATCTCACCTGCTGACGTTGCAGCGGAATTAGTAACAGTTAAACGAATATCAGCCGTTCCTGTATCTTCCCACGCTAATGCCCCACCAGATTGAGTAGTTGGATATTTACGACCCGCAGTGGTTCCAATTGCAAATGTGTTTACAAGAGTCGCTGCACCGCCAACGGTGTCTCCAACACTAATATTTGTGGCTCCACTTGCTGCAGTAATTACGTCTAACACACAATCAATAATTTGAGAGTTTGCAGGAATAACAACATCTGTGACTTGTGCAGCCAAAGCGCCGCCAGATAAATCTGCTGCAAATGTCTGAGACATTACAACTTGACCCGTGTTTTTGATATTTGTGCCGAGCGTTGTGCCCGTAGTTTCTTTTATGGTTCCTGCTTTTATAGGACCAGAGAAAGTTGTCGTACCCATGTAGATCTCCTGTCTTGGGTTAAGTCAGCAGCCCCATGCCGCTGTCAGGGATATCTCACTATAACATATAAAATAAAAAAAGAAAGAGCCGCAAAAGCGGCTCTTCCTGTTTGAAATGTATTGAAACTTAGGCTGCGCCGGGAGTTCCAAATACAGTGCGCCAGTCGGATACACCGAAGCTGTAACGCTCCCGAGCTTTGAATCGCATATTACCTGTATCAAAATCGCCTTCCATGGCTGTTTTGATTGGGGCACGATTGAAGTACTTAAACCCGTTAGGTGCGTCTGTCTTTATGAAATACGCATCTGTGTCTGTGAGAAAGTGATTAACGACAGCGCCTTGAGGAATCATTCCCATGTTCTTCATTGCGTTTGCGTCATTATCCGCTGTTCCCGGACGTAGATTTGAGTTTAACACTCGCTCTGCAATAAACTGCAATTCTTTTGGTATGATTAGTTTCACACCGCTGACTGCAATTTTAAGGCCACGCTCATCAGTGAAACCTGCAATATCAATAAGCATTTGCTCCAAAGAGGTTTCATTGAGATCTGCCGCAGTCGCCAAAATATTACTTTGGTTACCTGACAGAGATGGGTGGGCATTTGAGCATAGTGCTGCGCCGTCCCCAATCGCGTTTGCACCAGTGTTGAACGCATTGTTCAAAATAGATGCAGCTTTAATTTGCTTTGTTTGAGCCATAGAACGTGCAAGAGCTTTCGTATAACGAGAAGCTAAACGATCATATAAGTTGTCCTCAATTGCTTCCTCTGTAATTGAAAAAGCCAAAGCAATGGTTTCGTGAGTGTAACGAGCAGTGTATGTTTCTTGTGCATCATCAAAGCTGATGGCTCCGCCTTCAGATTTAACAGGTGCAGTTGAAAAACCACCAAGCATTACCTCTTCTTCAAAAGCACGATCAGATGCTTCTTCTTCAAAGATTTCAGAATGCTCGTTCTCGTAACGATTGTACTCTAACCCAAACAATGCATTTAGGCCAGGTTCTAGCTCTTTTGCTAGTTGTGCGCGTGATATAGCCATACTACGCTCTCCTTATATGCCTGTTGAGGTCGCATTGGTTTGTGAATCAAACCGCGACGTGGTTGCATTGAAATGAGCGTTGATTCTAACGATCAATGGAATACCCGCAGCAGTGAAATCACTGTTTGCTTCATCATCCATGATGCCAACAATACGCAACGGTAGTGTCGCTGTAGTGTTGATAGAAGACACGCTCAGTGCTGAGTTTGAATTACCCGTATTGGTTGAACCAGTACGTGCAGATGTGCCTAAAGACGCATTTGCAAAAACAGCCGTAAGGGCTGTCGCACGATCTGTAATCGTTGCGTCAGTTGCAACTTTATACAACTGATTTGGATTGTCAGCTACAAAAGCTTTAACAGGGTGGTTAGTATCTACGCTAACATTGTTCGAACCAGGCCAATGATTAATAAAGGTTGGTTTTTTTGAAACTGAGTCAACGTATTCTACGCCCATCAGAACACCAAGAGCAGGAGTTGTACCCCCACTTGTAGCTCCCGCATGATCAATTACGCCTGCCGCAGTCGGCACACATAACGAAAATTGGAAGATTGGATTGGTGTTATTGGAAGCGACTTCGTACTGAGTTACACCAGTAGAATTTACACCGTTTCCAACAAGCCCGATAGGACGTAAACCAAAGGCGGTATCTTGATTTGCCATTTTAGTTTTCTCCTTAAGGGGCGACCCTAACTTCTACGAGGGCCACCGAAGGTTACACGAGATTGACGATCAGGTTTATTGATCGTCATGGTTGAATGTTGATTCTCTCTCATCATGTCGTAGTCAACTGCATCCATTTGATCTCTAGATTTATTATTAAAGTAATCAGATCTCTCTTGGACCGTCTCAACTGGAATCCGAGCAAGTATCAGTCCGCCTACTCCAAACACACCTTCGTATTTACCTGATTCTATAATAGGAGCTTCGAAGTCAGGATATTCGTCCTTCCGGACAAGTTCCCAACCCTCCCGCATTTTAGCACTGATGTTTTTTGTATCATCGAATCCTCGCGTTTCGGCTCGAATCCAACGATGCGCAAACCCATCAGGGGCAGGTGGTGCATCTAACATTGACGGGGGTGCCCACGGACGCCTTTGCGCCGTTTTTTCCCTTGTTTGGTTAGCGCGAGAAGTACGCTTGATTGAATCGTTTGTATTATCAGTCATAATGCTACTCCTTCACGTATTTCGCATATTCTTCTAGCGGCACACCCAATTTTTTCGCGATTGCGACTTGGCTAGGGGTGAGTCTAACCTTTTTCCCACTGCTGCGCCCAGAATTAGATCTTGATACGCCTGCAACCGTCTGAGCGGGTCGTTTGCTTGCGCTTTTCGCTTCACCTCCAAACGTGTCGGAAATGCGGCGATCAAGCTCAGTATAGTACTCATCGCTCGTGGGGTCAAACCCTTCATCTTCCACGAGCTTTTTATGTATGCCAAAAGCTGCAAAAGTTTTGGCTTCATCCTGCCCAAACCACTCATTTCGTGAAGCCCAATCTTGAGCTTTCGGGTCTGGACGTCTGATTTGTTGCTGCGGTGCAGCTTGCATTTGCTGCGGTGCAGCTTGTTGCTGTTCCGCCTGCTGTTGTTGCCTTTCCTGTGCTAATTTTGCTTGATTAGCTCTTTCATTTTCAGCCGATAAAGCAATCATTTTCTTATTAGCTTCCACAACGGCTGTTGTATCACCTAATTCCATTGCTCTAGCTAATTCTTTTTCCGTTTGCTCCATCTGAGTGGTCACTCGATTAGAGTACTCGGTAACATAATTGCTGTCTAAGGTACTAAATCTTTCCTTTAATTTCGTAGCCTCTTCTTGAACTTGCTTCGCATAGTTAAGTGCCTCCTCTTCGCGACGTTGTGCCTCACGCATTTTCTTTGTGAGCCTGTCTATACGCTTCTGAGTAGAGCTTTCAGCTTTTTCAAACTGATCCTCTTGTACGACCTCTACGTTTTCTGATTCTGTCTCTTGCTCCGGCGATTCAACCTCTACTTCTGTATCGGCCTCCATCTCCATTTCTAATTGAGCCTGTTCTTCTGCCATGAAATCCTCCTAGTAATGCAAAATGTCTTCTGGATCGTTTATTCGAGCCAAAATCTCGTCATCATTTAAAATACGAACTTCTCCGCCATCAATGGCAAAGCGTGATCCTGCGTATCTTGCAAACATCACCCATTCTTTCTCCGCGCACCAAGGTCCAGAGGGAAATTTCTCGGGGTCTTGGTATGCCAACGGTCCTACTTTTAATACATAGCCGACTTGTGTTGAAATTTGCTGTTGTTCTACAGCAGAATCGGGCAAGAATATGCCCCCTTCAGTTTTTCCCTTACCGCGGTAGGGTAAAACTAAAATTCTCCATCCTGTGGGGTTGGGCATTCTATCTAGAAGTGACCCGCCTATGGCTTCTGGGTCCAAAACTTTAACTGTTGGCTCTTTGTAAGCATCTCCGAGGCTTGCGACGGCCTCTTTTACTCCAGTCAAATTAACTTTTGCGCTCTCAGTCATTACTTCGCTCCTGTTTATCTAGCAGGCCCTTGAGTTCCTGTTCCACGTGATTTAAGGCTTCCATGTTGCCCATAAGCTCACGATATTGCTCCATCGACGCGACGTTGCCGAACTGCATTAGGTCAACAACACCTTGTCTTCTGTCTTTTATAATGCGAAAAACAGCCTCCGCAACATATATCTCATCCATTCTTAGATATTCCCACCTTTTCTTATATGAGAGATGCTAAGATATTTTAAGATTATATGCAATTATATATTAAACCACTTATATATTTTTTGGGTTTCTTCTTTGCGGTGCTTCAAACCATTGTAACCACCGTTAACTCTTTTAGTAATCGTCTTTATGGTTTCGTCATTGACGCCTTCATCACAAATTTCCCACAATTTGTTTCTGTGAAAGAACCAAATCGCACTTTCCATAGGAAATTTTGTAGCGACAAGGTCTGGATCTTTCATTATTTCTGGCAGATCCATGTCTGCTGCAAACTGAGAGTAGTTATTTTTGCCAGTGCATTGCAAAAATCCGCGGCCCCGCCACAAATACCCCTGTCCGTCATTACCCATTCTGCCGCCGTAGACTTTATCAGCCAAAGCTTGAGGGTTTCGAGCGCATTTTTCCGCCTCGCCCTCAGTTGGAAAGTATTTTCCGAAGACTTTAAGAATAGATTCTTTTGAATAGTTTAAATTTTCTTCAACATAACGAAAAGTGCCGCTTTCATGTACCAATTGACCCAAAAAATGAGCGCCACGCTCTGGGTTTAGGGCGTAGTGATTACAAATAGCCTTAGCTGTATTAGGTCCAAAGGCACCATCCGGGTTTGAACCTATTTTTTCTTGTAAAGATTTAAGTGCTTCACTCATCTACAACCTCTTTTGTTCCGCAAACTCTTTGATAGGTCATATCGTTTGTATATGACTCAGCCCATTTGTTTTCAGTAAAAGTACAGAAATACCACAAATCATCCAAATCTTGATCCATAAGACGTATCATTTCATCTTGGGCGGATACCGTTTGTTTCAAGTGTTCAATATCATGTACAATGTTGCTTATATACCACACCAAACCAACTAATTGCACTGCCATGGCAAAAACTAATGCTACTGGTATCTTTAAATCACTCATTTTTTGCTGTCCGTTTTCTTCAACTTATCAAACGATCTCATCCCACCAATACCAAGCATTCCCAACAATAATGGCATCATTACTGACATATCTGCCTGCGGAACTTCAAAACCAAAACCCAAAGCAATGGGGGCAACCATGTAATTTATACCAAGCGATATACCTGCGATCCATCCAATAAGGGGTCGCCACGATGACTGAAACCAGTTACCTTGGGCGTCAGCTTGCAAGATCTTCAGTTGTTGCATTACAATTGCTTGATGGTTCTTTTCAGCCATCGTTGCTATTTCATGTGCTAGTTTTGCTTTCTGGTCTTTATCCTCAATTACCTTGTCAAGAATATTACTTACTGGATCAACCAGTTTTCCAAGTAGATCAATCATTAGTCTCCCTCCATTTGTATCATAGATTTCTTGGTATCAGCCTTTGCACTGTAGGCATTGAATCCCATAAAAGCAGCAACCACACCACTTGCGGCAATAACATATACACTTGCAATATCTGTGATAAGGCTCGCCGCCTTGTCAAAACCTAGTACACTAGCCAACAATATGATAAACGGATAAATAAGCATTCCTGCCAAAGCAAAACCCGTGAACCTGCGTTCTGCATTCCGCTTAAGATCCCGGTCAACCATCTCAAGCCTGCGATCTTCTAAGGCAAGTTTATTCCACTCTGCTTTCTCTATAACGCCGTTGTTATTAAGATCTGCTTTCTCAAACTCCGTCACTTCTTTGACCTCACGTATGCCATAATAATTCTTTTATCACGAGTTATTATAACCACTTTTCCGTTTTTGTCATACAATATGTATTTTCCGCGCCGCTCAACTAAAATCACCGTTTTATTTCAATACATACCACTTTGGAGTTTTGGTTTGTGACGAGAACTTTTGCTTCTTTTTGAGCCTCTTTGCAGGCTTCTTCACTGGAATAACTGCCTACATGGTAGTGGTCAAAGCTACCGCTGATTACTTGTAGCCATAACAATACCCACATTTAAATACTCGCGACTAACATATAAATAAATGGAAACGCTGCCACGAACATTAAAAACAAAATACCAAGCACTAATTTCATCACCACCTCCCTTGCCATTTGCCTAAATAGTAGAAAATAATAAATAAAATGCCACCACTTATTGCAAATATTGTAGCTCCTATGGCAAAATTTATCATGGCATCTACCCGTTCTTGCTTTTTGTACAGCTCTTGTTTTCGCCTTCGACGCATATCCGCTTCTATTTGGAGAACTTCTTTCCAGGCACTCGGGCCATATGTCCAAGATATATGATCTTTTATCTCTGCCCGCATCTGTTCCATTTTTTTCTTTTGAGCAAAAATTTCTAGGGCTGTTTCTTCGTCCGAACCCTTGAACGTCTTTTTCCAAAACGGAGGGTTTTTCTCACGCTCTTCAAGATTAGAGAAATCAGAAAAAGCTTTGCCCCATTGGGACAAAGTTCCTGTCATATCTTGTAAATCCTTGCCCGTAGAAATAGCCGCACGTATTGTCTTATACGCCCCTGTCGCTAGGGCAACGCAACTAACTGGATCCATATGGGCTAGACACCCATGTGTGTCGTGCCCTTAATAGCTGCGCCAGTGCCACGAGTTTTCACCTTTTTGTAGGTGTCACCCGCCATCGGAGGTGTTTTAGGCTTTCCGACTGTCTCAGGCTTGGGAGCTTTTGTAGGCGTGTTTACTACAATTTTTACCTTGGACATTTTACTTTCCTCTTTGTTTAAGTAGTTCTCTTTTCATTGCACTATCAATTCGAGCCGCGGTCTGAGCCTCTTGGCTTGCCAA